AATATTCGCTATTACAACATTGGTATTAGCTGGTTATTTAATCTACCAATCTATTAAACTTTTATCGCTTTAATCATGGAATTTTTACAAGAAATTAAACCATACCTTTTGTACATAGATTTGTATCACAAAGGTAAGCAGATGCCACCGTATGAGGTGAATCTTAAAATAAGCGAGATTTACGACCGACTTAGAAAACATGAATCGGTGAAAATTTACGGGTTTAAAAATAACGATATAGCAACGACCGATCTAGGTTGTTCGTCCTGTATATCGGATATGATGAACAATTTACGGAATTGGATCGTAGAAAAATCAAAAGCGATTCAATCAAAGCCGACTGTTGAATTTAAAGGGTTGACAATGAAATGGGGCGAACTTAAAAAATATTGCGCCTCAAAAGGGATCAATGTCATTAATAAGAAGAAAGCAGAGTTATTAGAAGAATTGAAAACTTTAGAAAATGCTAACTCCTAAACAGGAAAAATTTGCGCAGCTTGTTGTAAGTCTTGGGAACCAATCTGAGGCTTATAGGCAGGCTTATAATGTTACAAATAAAGATGCGGATTGGATTAGGATTAAAGCGTCCCAACTTTGTTCTGAGGATAACATACGGTTAACTATTGACCAACTTAGGGCTGAAACAAAAAAAGCGCATGGATTAGATCGTGACAAAATAATTAAGTATCATTTGAATATGATAGAAGCATGGGAAGAACTTTGGTCACTTGGTAAACGAAATGATTTAGAAAAGGATGAAAAACAAAGATTCTATTTATTAAAGGAATTAGTAAAGGGATCGGATTACAGAGGTTCACTAGCTGAAATCAGCAAATTAACAGGAATGTACGAACCCGACAAAGTTGAAGTAAAAGACACTAGCCACACTTCAAATTGGGGGAGTTAATTCTATATAAACCCCATCCGAAGCAATTAGAGATCCACGAAGCTATTGAAAGCGATGGAAAATATTTCATTGTTTCAATTGGTCGACAGTTTGGGAAAACGATGCTGGGGCAAAATCAAGCCCTGAAATGGTGCGTAGAAAATTCATGGAAGGTAGGTTGGATTTCACCAACTTATAAGCAATGTAAAAAGGTATTTAAAGAGATAGTTAGGGCGTTGGGTAAATGTCCATTCGTTTCACGGATAAACCATTCCGATCTAATCATTGAATTTAATAATGGCGGTGTTCTTATCTTTTATTCAGCTGAGGCATATGATACCATTCGAGGGGAAACGTTTGATGCTGAGGTGTGCGATGAGTTCGCTTTTTATAAATCACAGGCATGGGATGAGGTTTTAAAAGCAACGGTATTAGTACGTGGAAAAAAGGTTCTTATTATTTCAACTCCTAGAGGTAAGAATCAATTTTACCGAATTTTCAACATGGCTAAAGACAACCCTAATTACAAGTCTTTTTTCGGCACTTCGTACGATAACCCATTTATTGATGTTTCAGAAATCGAGGATGCAAGGCGATCACTACCAGACCATATTTTTAGACAGGAGTATTTGGCTGAGTTCCTAGATGATGGATCAAGCGTTTTCAGAAACATTAACGAGTGTATTAAAAAAGGTGGTGAATCGGCTAATTATTACGCTGGTGTGGATTTGGGACGTGTGGACGATTGGACTGTTTTAACGATAGTTGACCAAGATAACAACGAGGTTTTTTGCGAGCGTTGGCGGCACATGGAATGGTCAAGCATAGTTTCAAATATCGTTAAGGTATTGAACGTGTACAAACCCCTCACATTGATTGAATCGAACGGGGCGCAAGATGCTATTTTCGAGCAAATAAGGAACGGGATAAGTTTCTCCAAAAACAGACTAGAGCCGTTTGTCACCACCTCCCAAACTAAACAGGCAATAGTTGAAAGTTTGATTGTTTGCTTCGAGCAATTAACGCTGGGGATTATCGGATTAGATTGGCAGTTAAACGAATTGCAGGTGTTTACGTATGAATATAATGTGAAGACTAGGAACATTAAATACAGCGCACCAACAGGACTACATGACGATTATGTAATGAGTAGGGCAATTGCTAATCATGCACATAAAACGATGAAAAAAACAGGACACTATACCATAGTACAAATTTAATCAATTATATAAATTATGAAATTACCTAATAGTTGGGATCAAATCAGTTTGGAGCAGTATGCAAAGATTAGACGTATTGCAAAAATTGAAACTCAAACCGATGTTGAACGCTTGGATAATCTAATTAAGATCGTTCAGGTTGTAATGGATTGCGACCAAGATACGGCTGAAAAATTCACGTTAAAAGAGATAGAAATATTTAACGAGTTTCTTAAAACTCCGATGGGTACAAAATTAGTGACTAAATTCAAAGTTAAAAAAACACTCTTTGAGATTGAATTGAATCCAAATAATTTAACGGCATGGCGGCACGCTGGAGTTATGAATGCTTTGAAGGATGTGGATTCAAATATGCACCTAATTATTTTCAGTTTGTCACGACCTTATAAATGGGTTGGAGGGATTAGAAAAAAATACTTTGAGTTAAAAGAATCTGAGATACCTGAAATTATTTTGGCTATTAATCAACTACCAGTATCACTTGCTTATCCTTTAATTGTTTTTTTTTTCAATCTCTCAAACGAACTCACAACTTGTTTACTAGATTATTCGGAAAGCAAAATGAAGGAGATGAACGAAAGCTTGATAGCAGCAAAAACGAACTTGCTGAACGATATGGATGGTACAAAACAATAAAGGACGTTAGCGAAGAGTTAAACGAGCCTTGGGACAAAACAGGTGAAAGGAATGTGATTGATTATTTGGGCAAGTTAGAATATTTGACAATTGAAAACCAAGTAAAAATACAAGAATACGAATTACAAAAGGCACTTAACAAAAGATAATGGCAGGTAGTATTTTAGGGTTATCGGATAGCGAAATTAGCGAATTAGGTGTTGAGAATACTATTCTTGGTGTCCTTCAAGATTTTGGCAATAAGCTACAAAAAGAGTTAAGGGATAATTTAGATTCAAAGATAACTACTCAAACCGCACAATTATTAAGACAAAGCATTGTTTTTGATATTACTGTTTTGGGGAGTGGCTATCAATTTGAATTATTAATGAATGATTATTGGAAGTTCGTTGATAAGGGTGTGCAAGGTGTTGGAGGTGTAAAGAAGGATGGCAGCTTATGGATGCTAAAAAATATAACAAGCCCTTTTAGGTTTGGAACTGGTAACTTTTCAGGGACGGGAGCGGAATTTAAAAGAAGTACAGACCTTTGGGCAAATAATAACGGAGCGAATCCTTTTGTAGTTCGTCAATCCATATTTATGCGTGGAACAAAAGGAAATAACTTTTTTAGTGAGGTGGTGGATAATCCTGAATTAGTGAATAATTTAATAAAAGATTTAGAAAAGGCAGGAGCAAGAGAAGTTGAAATCAATTTAAAAAACGCAATAAATGGCATTAGTAATTAAGACAGATTTAAAGGAATTTGCACCGGTGTACAACCCTATCGAATTGGTGGTTTACCAAAACGATGCAGGAACTAGAACCAAACCCGATTACAAGTATGTGTTTGATATTTACATCAACGACAACAAAGAATTGACAACACGTATAATTAGAACTAAAGTCGCTCCCGATCCTAAATTGTCGTTTGGGTTACAAGATGTTGCTCAAATCGTGGCAAAGTTTGTCAACGAAGAGATTGTAGATTATGCAAGTGATAACGGTTTCAGCTTGAGTGCGGATGGAATTGTAAAGTATTGGGTTGAGATTGGCGAAGAGTACCGACTAACAGTTGACGACCCTATCGTGGTTTATAATGACATTATCCAAACCTCAGACCGTTATGCTTGGGGTGCTAGTTTGGAACGTCATCGCTGGATTGACTTTTTTAATAACACGGAGTATACCGATTATATCTTCAATACCAATTACCAAGGGGAGTTTTTAACTAACTTCAAAACGCCAACGGTTCAAATAACTGACTTGGGTTGGCATTGGTTTTTAACCGATACACCAACGGATGTGGATTATATGAGAGTTGACACGTACGATATAGCAGGTGCGCTAGTTGGCACGTTTAAAGTTGTGAACGTTGCTAGTTTAATTCTCGATCAAAGTAGGCTGGTAAGATTAGCAACGGCTCCGCAAAGTTTGAATAATATTGATAGTATTGAGTTTTCGCTTGGGGTGCAACCTGTTATCACGAATTCGGTACATACCTATACGATTAGATGCTTTAGGAGTGATAACGTTGCAGTAGGTGAAACATTGTATTTCACGGTGCAAAATAGTTGCTTCTATGAGGTGTATCGGATTCATTTTGAAAACGAGTACGGTGCTTACGATTCGTTTAATTTTACTTTAAATAGCAAAAGGTCGGCAGAAGGTGAGCGCAAGACATACACCACGAACAAGCCTACGATTCAAAACACGGGAGTTGTTTACAAGCATGAGACCGAATCAAAGGTAAATTATTATACAAAGTTTACAGATAAGATCAATTTAAAAAGTCATTTCATTACTGAGGATGAAAACAACTGGCTAAAAGAAATGGCATTTAGTCCACGGGCTTATTTAGAGTTTACAGATAATTCAGGGGTTCATAATTTCAAACCTATTTTGATTAAGTCAACTAAATGGGATGAAAAGATAACCGACATAGATAAGTTATTTACTTTTGAGGTTGAGGTTGAATTATGCGATAATTTTAGACAAAGAAGATAATGAGAGAGCAATTATTTATAAGTGGGATCGAGATACCTTTGAGCAAGTCGCTTAACCCATCATTTACCAAGTCCATTATTGATATTAGA